TGTATCTGTATTTAGAGGCGCAGCAGGGCGCAAGTTAAACTCTATCGAGTGTCACGACTTGATGTGCTTTATTGGCGAGTCTATTGTAGTGGGTGGAGTAAGGCGCTCTGCCATGATTTCTCTGTCCAACCTCACTGATGAGCGAATGCGTCACGCCAAGTCTGGTCAGTGGTGGATGGAGAACCCGCAACGCGCGCTGTCTAACAATAGCGTTTGCTATACTGAGAAGCCCGACATGGGAATTTTTATGCGGGAGTGGCAGTCTCTTTACGAGAGCCGTAGTGGTGAGCGCGGCATCTTTAATAGAGAAGCGGCAAAGAAAATAATTCCAGACCGTCGAGATGATGCTTACGCTTTTGGATGTAACCCATGTTCTGAGATCATACTAAGGTCTAAGCAGTTCTGTAACCTTAGTGAGGTGGTCTGTAGGGCCGATGACACGCTAGAAACAATCAAGAAGAAGATTGAGATTGCTACGATCATAGGTACAATGCAGTCTACCCTCACTGACTTTAGGTATCTATCTCCAGCGTGGAAGCGTAATACTGAGGAAGAGCGTCTTCTTGGGGTTAGTTTAACTGGAATCATGGACTGCAATGCTCTTATGCTTGCAACTGATTCTGAATTAAATGACCTAAAGGAGGTAGCGATAAAGGTCAACAAGAAGTACGCCAAGATGCTGGACATACCTGAGTCTGCTGCAATCACATGCGTCAAGCCATCTGGAACGGTTAGCCAACTTGTAAACAGCAGCAGCGGGATTCATCCTCGTTACAACGACTACCTAATTCGTAGGGTAAGGAACGACAAGAAAGACCCGCTTAGTCAAGCAATGATTGATGCTGGCTTTCCTGCCCACACTGATCCGTATAATACAGAGGCGTGGGTATTTGACTTCCCCCAGATGTCTCCAAAGGGTGCTGTTACTAGGCATGACCTGAGCGCTTTGGATCACTTAGAGGTGTGGATGCGCTTTGCAGTACACTGGTGCGAGCATAAGCCATCTGTTACAATCTACGTTAAGGAAGAAGAGTGGATGGATGTCGGCGCTTGGGTCTGGAAAAACTTTGACCTTATGTCTGGCGTATCGTTTCTGCCTAGCGCAGATGAAGCACATTCATACGAATCAGCACCTTACGAGGACATTGGCAAGGAGGAATACAAGGAATTGTCAAAAGCAATGCCTGATAAACTAGATTGGGACTCTATAGTAGAGGTAGAGGATGTTACAACCAGCAGTCAAGAACTAGCCTGCGTAGGAGGTGCTTGCGAACTATGATGGACCTGAAAGTGTTTTTTCTTGGTGTAGCAATGCTGTTTCTGATTGCTATATGATTTTAAAAGATAAAAGGTGGAGGAGTAAAAAATACACCGATTGGGTTGCCAAGAACATGGCATGCGCCAACTGTACATTACAGGATGAGACTATAGTATCTCACCATTTGAAGCACCGCTATTTTCCGTATAGTGGTGGAGGCACTGGCATGAAAGCAGATGACTTTTTAGTTATGCCGCTATGCTATACATGTCATGACAAAGCGCATAATGGAGATAATGATGTGTTAGATTGGCAAGCAGAGTTTATATTTAAAACATTGACAATGGCTTTTAGGGAGGGTATACTTATTGTTGACGACACAAGATGCTGAAGATGCTTTGGAGTTTATGCACGATAACTGCCTTAAACTTGCGGAAGCAAGGGCGCAGAAAGAACAGATCAAAGAGTTCAAAAAGATCGAATCTTCTCGACTATTTCTGGAAGCGCCAAAAGGGTCTGTGGCAGACCGTCAAGCATGGGCTTTGTCCCATGAAACCTACAAGAACCTTGTGGAAGGCGAGAAGGAAGCCATCAGGCGTGAGTACGAACTATCCATGCGCTTTAAAGCAGCGGAGGCTACAATCGAAGTTTGGCGTACAATTCAAGCGAACAACCGCGTAGAAGCGCGGGTGTTATAATAAACCCAACAGAACTAATGGACTACAAACCAATGAGACAAAACAACCCGAACACTTTTATATTCTTTGAAAACCCTGAAGCGGTTGGGAAGCAGCCTAATCTAAAAGGTAAGATGTTCGATGAGAACGGAAAGGAATGGGAGATTGCTGGCTGGTTCAACACTTCAGCAAAGGGTGCTAGATACATTTCCGGTAAGATTCAGGAACCGTACAAGAAGTCTAACTACGTTCCCGGCGAAGACCGCGAAGACAATCCATTCGCATGACATATAACATCAACTTCGCTAACGGCGAGTCTGTGCAACTTGTGTTTGATGCAGACATACATGAATACAGGCTTGCCGACAGCGAGGAGGTTATTCCATCGGCTACCCAGATACTTAGCGTAATAGCAAAACCTGCGCTAGTATACTGGGCGGCTAATGAGGCCGTAAAGAACTTTAAGTCTTCTGCTGTCGAACTTTCCGAGATGACTAAGCGTCTAAACCTGCACAACATGGCATACACCTTTGGCGACTCTGGTATAGATGCTGCTGGCGCTAGGGCTGTGAACGCACATAAGCATATAAGTTCTGAGGCCGCGAGAGTTGGTTCTGAAGTACACAACTATATAGAAAAAACCTTGAAGAAAGAAGAAGCGCAGATGCCTATATCTCTGCAAGGCCAGTCTTCTTGCAAGGCTTTTCTAAAATGGTACGAGGATCATCCCAACGTAAAGATATTGTCATGCGAGGAAAAAGTCTATCACCCAGAACTAAAGTATGCTGGCACTGTCGATGCTGTCGCTGAGATAGATGGCGATATATACATCATTGATTTTAAGACGTCGAGCAAAGTTTACCCTGAGCATCATATCCAATGCGCTGCTTACGCTAAAGCGATTGAGTTAATGTACGGGAAAGAAGTTCACCACACATTTATTCTGAGGCTAGACAAAAGAAGCGAGAAGTACCACACTAGCATATCTAGCGAGGTTAACGAGAACTTCCTAGCATTTCGCGCGGCAATGGTTTTACATCGAAGACTGCATGGAGGTAATCGTGCAAAAGGAAAAAAGAAAACTTCCGTGGCTGAAGGGGAGCGCGTTTAACTTTGCTTGGCTTGAAACACCTAGGGAAATTTACAGGTGCGAAAGAAGCAACACGCCTGAAGGCTGGAAGTTTCTGATAAGCACCAAGAAGAAAACATATATGCACGTTGACAGCGTTCCATACTTAAAAGAAGAACTAGACGAGGCAATATATCAATGGATAGAAGAATATGAAACTACTCGTTATAGGTGACCCGCATGCACATCCCGAATACGATAATGATCGTTTTACTCACCTTGGAAAATATATTGTTAAAGAGAAGCCTGATGTTATTGTGTGTCTTGGCGATTTTGCTGACATGCCTAGCCTATCTTCATATGATAAAGGAACCAAGGGATTTGAAGGAAGGAGATACAGGAGAGACGTTGATGCTGTTATTGATGCCCAAAGAAAACTATTCTTACCTATACGCAAACACAACGAGCATCTTAGACGGCAGAAGTTAAAACTGTACAAGCCTAAGTTGCACATGACTTTAGGCAACCATGAGGACAGGATAAACAGAGTTATTAACAGCAGCCCAGAACTAGAAGGAGCAATATCAGTAGATGATTTACAGTACAGAAAATTTGGCTGGAAGTGTACTCCTTTCAAGCATGTTCTTACGATCAAACAAATATCATTCAGCCACTACTTTACATCTGGGGTTGCTGGTAGGCCGATCAGTTCAACAAACACGGCTACAGCGCTAGTGAATAAACTGCATTGTTCCAGTGTGCAGGGTCACTCGCATCTATACAATCATGCGGAACAGACTAGGCCAGATGGACAAAAGATATTTGGATTGTCCGGTGGATGCTTCTCTCACCCGCATTATTCAGAGAACTGGTGTAGGGATACAGAGTACCAGTGGTGGAGGGGAGTCATCATGCTAGAAGGTCTGGACGGGGAAGGATACTACGATGGAATCCATGCGGTAACTCAAAGGAGTATATGCTAATGGAAAGAAGTGATTACGATAAGGCCTACGATTATTGGTCGCGGATGGCTAAAGAAGAATTTAACAGGCCGCAGATTGTAGAAACTGCTGCTGACCACCGTGACTACTCTTCTCCGGTATGGTGGGCTATGCAGGATGAACTACAAAGACGTGATGCTATAGACTTGAAACGCTACATGCGTCGTGAATTAAAGGAGGCAAAGAAAAGCGACCATTTGTACAAAACGCCTAAATCTCGCCTTAAAAATCAACAACTTAGAAAGGGAAAAATGGCAGTATAGTACCCCCCTACTACGCTGCCAAAATTATGTCAAAAGGATCAAATCAAAGGCCTACTGATAGGCAAAAGTTTAACACTAATTGGGACAACATATTTGCTAAATCCAAGCAAGGAGCAGGAAAGAGAGTGGCAGGAAGAAAGAAGAAGGCTGTTCGCTAAATACTGCTGGGCTAACTCATCCAAGGCCGCGCCTTCAGGACTGACTTGGGCGGAGGTGTTTAAGAAAGTCGAAGGTATGAGCCTTGGGCAATACGCTGAACAGATAAAACAACGCCAGCAGGAAAAGAATGAAAGCCATAAGGAACAGGCGGGTTTTCAGAAGACTCTTCTGTAAAATCGTCTGGGTCTAGTGTACCAGCAATTACGATCTCGTCTTTGTCTTCTCTTACCAGCCATCCCACAGTATAAAACGTAGGAATTTTTGGCTCTTTTTCCCAACCTGACGTTGCTATAATGTCACGCCACTTTACTACAACTAACTCTTTTTCTTCCTCTCTAGAGGACCGGGTAGAATCCAGCCGATTATTATCGGCCCCACAAAGAATAGAATCAGCATCCATCCTGCAACCTCCACAAGTTCTTCTATTAGCATGAAGAACGATTTACGTTCTATGGTTTGTACTACGTTGCTATCCTTCTCCGTTAGATCGGCAAGGACAATCCCTGTCGAGGCACCCACCAGCGCACCCGCCATCGGAGCAGTTACACCACCGCTGATTACAGTTGCGGCTCCCGCACCGATTGCTGCTCCCGTCCCGCTGTACGTCGCGTCCCTCAGAGTCT